ACGGCAGCTGCGCAAAAACGCAGAAAGCTCGACAATCTGGGATGGGGTGATACCGTAACGGTCCCCGAGCCAATGGGTGAAACTATCGTCATAGTACACCCGGGAGTTGACTCGTCGTTCCCAGCGCTTCAACTGAAGGGTCGCGGTCGCACCGCTCTCGTCCAGTGAACATCGCAGAAAGTCTCCATACAACGGCGCTTCCAATAGCAAGTCTCGGAGACCGGTTGCTATTGAATGCGCGAAGGCATTTGTCTCAGCAGGTTTCACGAAAGTCGTCGTTGCATAGAGTTTTGCGAAAAGCTTGCCAAGCTTTGGGATGGCAATAGTTCCCTCGGTGCTCGGCGCAAATGCATCAGATGCGAATTCAACTCGGGAAATGGCGTCGCCTGTGAATGCGGCACCAGTTGGCTTGATGCCACAGTCTTCTTCTGCCTTAAGAAGGGATTGAAGGTCCACTTCATGCTTCAAAAAGCATAACATGTCATCGCCGATTACGATGACGCGTGCCTCACGCACGCCAAGGCTTAGAAGAGCAACACGTGTGATGATCGCATTGATGAGGCTATTGCGTGAGGAAGTGTCGTTGTGTCCGGACTTCGTTGTATGATCAAGTTCATATCGAAAACGGCCCAAAAAGTCCAGAGCTTCACGCTTTGCCGCCGTGTGTCGAAAGTTGACTCGGCACTTCCGAGTAGCCTGCACCGTTTCGAGGAAATCTGCCTCGAGTTCGCCCATGGCCTCCAATTGGACATCCATATGCTCCTCGCCCATTGTTGCGTCCCAACTAGCGCCGTCGCGCTCGAAGACATAAGCATTGGGCCCGGCCCAAAGGCGCGCATCATCGAACCAACGACCCTTGTCATGTTGGTTCATCGCGCTAGAGACGGTGACACGAATATCATCGTCCAAGTCCGGATTTGGTTTCCCGTTAAACACGTCGCAAACCGCTTTTTGGAAACAATAGTATCGGAGCGCGTGTCGTTCCTGTGTGGACAGGTAGCGGTAGAAGTGTATCAACCGGGC